ATGCGGACGCCGTGTTAGAGCCGACGTTTACCGCGCGGGTGATCCATGTCACCGGTGTCAAAAAGGGCGACTTTCTTACCATCGACTTGCCGACCGAGCTGGGTGGTGGCCGCTACAAGGTCGTGCGCTTCAGGCCGGACGGTGCCGGAATGGTCGACATAGTGCTGAGCGTGAACAATGAGCGAACTGACGACATTACATAACGCGATCACCGAAACGCTGAAGGCACGCATGCCGGCTGTGGTGCATGTCGAGCAGTTTCCTGAGTTGGGTGCCGAGGTCAGGACCCCAGCGCTGTTGTATGGCCTGACGGACATCGGCCTGGGCATCGATCGCGGCGAAGGCAAAACGGCGCTGATCGGTCGTTTCCAAAGCTGCATTTTGGTCGAGGCCGATCGGGATAAAGCCTCGCTGCAGGCGGCCATTCTGGCGACTCAGATGGCGGTCGCGTTGAAAGATCAGTATTGGGATCTGGACTTTGTCACTGGTCCGCCCGAGCAAATCCATGCGCAGCCTGAGGCCCCGACTCAAGAGCTTGAACAGTTCGTCATGTGGTCGGTGCAGTGGGTGCAGCGCTTTGAAGTGGGCGAGCTGTCTTGGCCCTGGGCGGATGAGCCGCCAGGCTCGCTGGTGTTCGACATTGAGCCGGGCGATGGCCCGGTAAGGCCGGAGGATCTATGAGTCACGCCTTGGCTGAACACGATCGCATGATTGCCGCCATGCTGATGCCTTGCGCGGTGGTCGGTGTGGATCTGCCGGCGGCCAAAGTGCGCGTCTCCAATGGCGCATGGACCAGCGCCTGGGTGCGCTGGCACAGCCTTGCGGCCGGCAAGGCGCGGCACTGGCGGGCGCCGAGCGTGGGCGAGCAGGGGGTGTTGTTCAACCCCAGCGGTCAGGCCGGTATGGGAACCTTTATCCCGGGGCTGTACGGCAACGCCGGGGCACCACCCGATAACCGTGATCATGTCGAGGTCTGGCGTTTTGATGACGGCGGGTCGCTGGTCTATGACTGGGAAGCCAAAACCTACACGATCACGCTGCCGACCGGGCGGGTGATCACCAAGGTGGGGGCGACCGAGTCGGTCACGACCGACACGAATATCACCGTGACGACCGCGAACATGAAGTTTATTGCGGCCGTGGAGATTCAAGGCTCGTTACGCGTAACGAAAGACGTTGAAGTCCTCGGAGCTGTGCACGCGGTCAAGAGCATCAACAGTGACGCCGATATTCTCGCCGCAGGAAATAGCGACAACCACCACAAGCACTAGGACCCCTCAATCATTCAGCCCGCCGCGTGCGGGCTTTTTCATGCCAGGAGAAAACATGGCCAAGACCACCGAAAAGCCCGCCGCCGAACAGTCGCCGGAGGCGGACCTGTTGCTGAAGTTTCGCGACACCGTATACACGTCGCGCACCCTGATCATTCCTGAAAGCGACCGCACGCTGGCGGTGGCCAAGAGCTGCGTCGAGGTGTCGGCGTCCGATGAGCAGGCTGTCAGCTACCTGAAGGCCCATGCCGAATTTGAGCCCGCCAAGGAGTGATGTAGATGATCGGAATGGATCGCCACACCGGCCAACCCATTTCCGGCATCGAGCATCTGCGGCAGTGCATTGGCGACATCTTGGGCACGCCGTTGGGAAGCCGCCGGCACCGACCGGATTACGGCGCCAAGCTGCGCGCCTACGTGGACATGCCGGTAAACGCCGGATGGAAAAGCTCGGTCCAGGCTGAAGCCGCCCGGGCCCTGATGGCCTGGGAGCCACGCCTGAAGCTGGAGAGTGTCCGTGTACTGGCGGTGCTGGGTGGAAAGATCGATCTGAGCATTGCCGGCGACTATCTCGGCGACCGCTTTCTGGTGGAGGTGAGCGTATGAGCGACATTGTGGACCTGTCGGCGCTGCCGGCGCCGGACGTGCTGGAGCCGTTGGACTTCGAAGAAACCTATCAGGAAGGGCTGAGCACCTTTCGCGAGTACATGGGCGATAACTGGAGCGCGCCGCTGGAGAGTGATCCGGTGGTCAAGCTGATGGAGGTCGGGGCCTATAACAAAGTGGGCAACCGGGCCCGGGTCAACGACGCCGCCAAGGCGTTGCTGTTGGCCCATGCGATCGGCTCCGACCTCGATCAGCTGGGCGCCAATGTCAATCTTAAGCGCCTGGTGATCCAGGCCGAGGATCTGACGGCGGTGCCGCCGGTGCCTGAGGTCAAGGAGAAGGACGACCCGTTTCGCGATCGCATCCAGTTGGCCTTTGAGGGCTTGACCACGGCGGGGCCCCGTAACAGCTACATCTTGCACGCGCGAAACGCCTCGGGGTTGGTGGCCGATGCCTCGGCGGAAAGCCCGTCGCCCGCTTGCGTTACGGTAACGGTGCTGAGCTCCGAGGGTGAAGGCGTGGCCGGGCCTGATCTGTTGGCCACGGTGGCGGCGGGGCTCAATGATGAGGACGTGCGGCCGCTCGGTGATCGCGTGACGGTGCAAAGCGCCCAGATTATTCGCTATCAAATCAACGCCATTCTGCACATGAACAGCGCTGGCCCCGAGGCGGACGCCAGTCTGGCGGAAGCCAAGGTGCGCTTGGGGAAGTGGGTCAATCCGCGCAAGCGCCTGGGAGTGGAGGTGGCGCGCTCGGCGATTGACGCTCAGGTGCATGTCGCCGGCGTGTCCCGAGTCGAGCTGACGGAGTGGGTTGATCTGGCCCCGACCAAGGCGCAGGCGGCGTATTGCACCGGGTGGAGCGTGGTGCTGGCGGGGGCAACATGACCAGCCTACTGCCGAGCAATAGCACGCAACTGGAGCGCGCCCTGGAGGCGGCGTTCTATGAGAAAACCATAGTTCCGCTGCGCACCCTGTACAACGCCGACACCTGCCCGGCGCACTTGCTGCCGCACCTGGCGTGGGCGTGGTCGGTCGATCGCTGGGATTATCGGTGGTCGGAGGCGACCAAGCGTGCGGCCATCAAGGCGTCGTATTACATCCATGCCCGCAAGGGCACGATCGGTGCTCTGCGCCGCGTGGTCGAGCCGCTGGGTTACCTGGTTGAAGTCATCGAGTGGTTCAAGACGGTGCCGAATGGGGAGCCGGGCACCTTCGCGCTAAGGGTCGGCGTGCGGGATACCGGGATCACCGAGGAAATGTATCAGGAGCTGGATCGCCTGATCGATGACGCCAAGCCCGTCACCCGCAAGCTGACCGGTCTGGCGATCAGCCTGGAAACCCAAGGCGCTTTGAACATTGCCGTGTCCCTCTACGAGGGCGACGAAATCGACGTTTACCCGCCAATGATGCGTGACATTGAGGTCACGGGCAGCTTCGGCGTGGTCGGCCGCGAACACTCCATAGACACCTTGGACGTTTATTATGATTGATGCGAATTCGCAGTTTCTCGCGATCCTCACGAACGTGGGGATGGCCAAACAGGCGAACGCCGACGCGCTCGGCATTCCCTGGAAAATCACCGAAATGGGCGTGGGGGATGCCAACGGCACCGACCCGATCCCCAGCGTAACGCAAACCAAACTGATCAACGAATGGCGCCGCCGGCCGTTGAATCAGCTCAAGACTGACCCGGCCGACCCCAGGGTGCTGATCGCCGAGCAGATTATCCCGGCCGATGAAGGCGGTAGGTGGATTCGCGAAATTGGTCTGTACGACATCGACGGCGATCTGGTCGCGGTGGCCAACTGCGCGCCGAGTTACAAGCCCGTGCTGTCGCAAGGTTCGGGCCGCACGCAGATTGTGCGGATGAACTTCATTGTCAGCAGCACCGGCAACATCACGCTTAAGCTCGATCCGAGCGTGGTGTTGGCGCCGCGTGACTACGTCGATCGACAGGTGTCGGGGGTACGGGACTACGTCGATCAAAAGGTTCAGGATGAGCTGGGCAAGCTGGACTTTAAAAACTCGGTGCTGATGGCGACCTACACCAATGAGGTGTTGAGCGGTCTTCGGACACTTGACGGCGTGGCCTTGGTCGCTGGCGCGCGGGTGTTGGTGAAGAATCAGACCGTGGCTAAGGATAACGGCCTGTACATCGTGTCGGCGGGTGCGTGGACGCGTGCCCCGGACGCCGATACCAGCCTGGAAGTGACGCCCGGGTTGTTTGTGCATGTCGAGCGCGGCGGCCTTAACGGCGACACCATTTGGCAACTGGTGACGGATGGCCCGATCGTGCTCGGGACCACAGACCTTGTTTTCGAAATGATCGCGGGCAAGACCGGTTTCGGCACCTCAGTCTTTCGCAGTGTGACGGTGGACAAAAACGGGCGGGTGGTCGCCGGTACGAATCCCTACACTATTTCGGCCTATGGCATCACGGATGCTTACACTAAGACGGAAGTGGCTGCGGCTATCAGTGCTGCAATCGCTCAGGTGGTCACTTCAGTTTCGGCGTCTAAGACGCTTACGGCTCAAGAGCTTGGGCTTGTGTTGATTGATGCCAGCGCGGGCCCGCTCACATTGCAGCTGCCGCTGGCTGATGCAGGTTTGGGCGTCCGTGACGTTATCGTGCGTCGCGTCGACAACAGCGTTAATCGCCTGGTGGTCCAGGCGGGCGGTACAAACAAAGTAAAATTTCACACGCACCTCTCTGCGGCGGGTTATCCATTTTTCGTCCTGATGGGGAATGGAGATTGGTGGCGTCTGCGCAGCGATAGTGCCGGCAACTGGTGGCCCATCGGTCGCTTTGACAGTACCTCGCTTGGTCGGCCGGTACTTGAGACAACGGTTCTGTTAAACCCGGGCGGCTGGGGCGCGATTGCCGGCGTTTCTGTGCTCCGTGCCGAATGGCCCTGGTTGTGGGATCACGCGCAACAGTCGGGAATGCTGACCACAGAGGCCGCCAGAACGGGCATGGAAGGCGGTTGGACCTCGGGCGATGGCTCAACAACATTACGCGGGCCGGAACTGCGCGGCGAGTGGTTGCAGGTTCTGGATGAAAGTCGCGGCGTTGATGTGGCGCGCGTGGCGGGTAGCTGGAAGCCCTCCGAAAACAAGTCGCACAACCACCCGCTTTCTGGTGCTGGGAACTACGGCACGCAGATGCAGGGCGGCGGCACCAACAACTATGCACAGTGGACTGCGGGCTCTACCGGGTTGAGCGGTGGCGCAGAGGCTCGTCCGCGAGGCATTGCCTATCCTGGCCGAATTAAAATGATCTGAGGTGCTGATGAATATCTATTTATTTGACCCGCTCGGCATCCTGGCGGGGCCGTTTGAGTTGTCTGAATTTCCGGAGATCCCGGGGTTTGGCCAGCCTCTGCCGGGCAATGCCGTCCAGCTGGAAAAGCTTCTTGACCCGCCCGAGGCCGGCCACGTATGGGCGCTGGTCGATGGGGAGCCGCAACAATTGGCCGACAATCGCGGCATGGTTTACCACACGGACACCGGCGCCGAGGAAGAGCATTTCGAGATTGGTGATCTGCCTGAAGGACTGACCGTCAAGCCTCGGCCGGGTCAGTTCTACGTGTGGGCTGGTGGGGACTGGGTTCTGGATGCGGCGGCGCAGACTGAAGCGGCGCTAGCGGGGGAGCGAGCATGGCGTAATGTGCAGGTTGCCGCGACTGACTATCTGGCAATGCCGGATTATCCGATCACCGCTGAACAGCGAACCGACCTGTATGCCTATCGCCAGGCGTTGCGCGATTGGCCGGATGTGACGCTGTTCCCTGATCAGTCAGGCCGCCCCCAGCCCCCGGCATGGATTGCCAGCTTGGCCCAATAACGCCCCGCACTGACGGGGCGTTTTCTTTTCCGTTACGTGCCACACGAACACCCCTGACAGCCTCGCGAATGCGGGGCTTTTTCGTTTCTGGAGACTGACCCTTATGAGTGGTTTTTTTCACGGCGTCACCACGTCGCTGATCGACAGCGGCGCGCGCACCATTTCGCTGCCGTCGTCCTCGATCATTGGTCTGTGCGACACCTTCACCCCGGGCGTGCTCGGCGGCGGTACGGCCAAGGCCGGCGAGCTGGTGTTGCTCACGACTGAGCGCGAAGCCATTGCCGCGTTCGGTAAGGATTCGGCGATCACCAAGGCCGCCCAGGCCATCTACGTGCGCGCCAAGGCGGTGATCGTCGCGGTGGGCGTGGCCAAGCTGGAAGACGCCGCGCTGCAAACCTCGGCCATCATCGGTGGCGTGTTGGCCTCGGGGCAACGTACCGGCCTGCAAGCGCTGCTGGACGGCAAGAGCAAGCACAACGCCCAGCCGAAACTGTTGATCGCCCCGGGGCATTCCTCGACCCAAGCCGTCGCGACCGCCATGGATGCCCTGGCCGGCAAGTTGCGCGCGATCGCCATTGTCGACGGGCCGAACACCACCGACGAGGCGGCGTTGGCCTACGCGGAAAACTTCGGCAGCAAGCGGGTGTATCTGGTCGATCCCGGTGTGCAGTTTTGGGACACGGAGCAAAGCAAGACAGTCGACGCGCCAGGCTCGGCGTGGGTCGCCGGCCTGTTTGCCTGGACCGATGCCAATTACGGCTATTGGGCCTCGCCGTCGAACAAGGAGTTTGTCGGCATCACCGGCACCAAGCGCCCGATCGAGTACCTGGACGGCGACGACACCTGCCGGGCCAACCTCCTGAACAACGCCAATATCACCACGATCATTCGCGATGGCGGCTATCGCCTGTGGGGCAACCGCACCTGTTCTTCGGATGCGAAATGGTCGTTCGTCACCCGCGTGCGTACCTGCGACATCCTCATGGATGCGATCCAGGCGGGCCACAAGTGGGCGGTCGACCGTTCGATCACCAAGACCTACGTGCAGGACGTCACCGAAGGCCTGCAAGCGTTCATGCGCGATCAGAAGAACTCCGGCGCGGTGATCAATTTCGAAGTCTACGCAGACAAGGAAATGAACACGGCCAGCCAAATCGAGCAGGGCAAAATTTACTGGCGCATTCGCTTTACCGACGTGCCGCCGGCGGAAAACCCGAATTTCCTTATCGAAGTCACCAACGAGTGGTTGACCGAAGTTCTCGAAACAGCCTAAGGGGGCCTTTCAATGATTCCTGAAGTATTGACCCAATGCGTCGCGTTTATCGACGGCGTGAGTCTGTCCGGCGACGTGCCGAGCTTGACCTTGCCGAAGTTGACCCAAAAAACCAACGACTATCAGGGCGGCGGCATGTCCGCCCCGATCGAGTTTGCCGTGGGTCTGGAAAAGCTGGAGGCCGCGTTTACCACCAGTGGCGTGCGCCGGGAGACGCTGAAGTTTTTCGGC